CTTTGGACAACGAATATTACAAACGGTTTGGTGTTAAGTGGCATCATGTGGCCAAGACAACCAAGGTGGCCATGATTGATCACGTTCAGGATCTACTCGCACAGGGTAGATTCTTTTATTTGGATTCAACCGCGAATGAAATCTTTATTGCTGAGCATAGGCGTTATCAATGGGATGAGGACACGATGGAAGGTGATCCAAAAGTAATTAAAGAGCATGACCATACGTGTGATCAATTTCAATATTTTGTACTGGATAATCGCCGTGATTTAGAACTGAAATGGTAGGTGGTTAATGTGGGGCTATTAAAGGCAATTAAAAACTTTTTCTGGAAAGGAGGTGCCCGAATGGGTTTAGGCAAGTCGTTGGTCAACATTACAGACGATTCACGTATCGCCATGGATCCAAGTGAGTATATTCGCATGAATCAGAATTTTGATTACTATGCTGATCGGTTTCCGAAGATTAGATATAAGGCATCCCTGGGTGACATGCGTGAGCGTCACTTTAACAGCGTCAATATGACAAAGCGTGTGGCACAGCGAATTGCGTCGATTGTCTTTAATGAGCAGGCTGCAATTAGTTTCGATGATGAAGCACTGGGCAAATATATTAATAATGTTCTGGCTGAAAATGACTTTATGCGTAATTTTGAAATGAATTTAGAAAAAGGAATTGTCGCCGGCGGTTTCGCGGCACGTCCTTATGTGGATAATGGTCATATTAAGATTGCTTGGGTGCGGGCTAACCAATTCTATCCGTTAGAGGCTAATACAAACCATATTAGCGAAGCCGCCATTGCGAGTGTGACAACACGCACGGAGCAAGATACAACGATTTATTACACGTTGTTAGAGTTTCATCAATGGACGGAGAACGGTTATCAGATTACAAATGAACTGTATCGCTCTGATAACAAACATGTGGTTGGCGTACAATACCCACTGAATGCAATCTATCCGGACCTACCAGAACAAGTTGAATTGACCGGCCCGCAAATGGTACGGCCATTGTTTGATTACTTCCGCATGCCTGGTGCAAACAACCTTAATTTGGAATCGCCATTAGGTATTGGCATTGTAGAGAACAATCGCAATACTTTGGATAACTTGAACAAGACTCACGACAGTTTCATGTGGGAAGTTCGAATGGGTAAGCGTCGGGTTGTGGTGCCAGCATCAATGCTGAAGACTGATCGTAATCATCGGCCTGTTTTTGATACGGATACTGATGTGTATGAATCACTGCCAAGCGAAGAGGATTTTAATATCACTGATTTGACCAATCCAATTCGCGTGCAGGACTACTCGGATACAATGAACTATTGGCTTAAGGAATTAGAAGAAGGTATCGGCCTAGCAGCTGGTACCTTTTCGTTTGACCCAAAGACAGGGATGAATACAGCCACTGGTGTTGTGAGCCTTAATAGTATGACTTATCAAACACGGTCGAGTATTTTAACCAACGTCACCGCGTTTATTGAAGATCTTTGTACTTCGATTATGGAGTTAGCCTTATCACCACAGTTATTTGATGGTCAACAGGCCGCTTATACGGGCAGTGTTGATTTGAACAACTTAGGAATCCATATCCATTATGACGATGGTGTGTTTGTTGATAAGGATAAACAAATGGACGAAGACCTTAAGAATGTCGTGGCCGGTGCTTTATCAAAACAAACGTTCTTGCAGCGTAATTATGGATTATCTGAACAAGATGCTAAGGACGAACTTGAAAAAATTCAGGCCGAACAACAACCAACAATCGACACCGCGGCCGGTACTGAAGGGACATTGCTTGGCGGCGATGACGAATGACACCCAAACAATTAAGTGCCAAGGCAGATAAGATTGCGGAGCTTTATGTATCGTTACAATCGAACATCATTTCCCGAATCATTGCGGCCATTAAGTCCACTAAATTTGGAACGGTCACACAAGATAATGTTTTGTTGTACCAAGCCGAACAGCTGAATAAAATGGGGATGTTAACGGATCAGATTATTGATTTATTAGCTAAGACAACCGGCCGGTCAAAAGCGGCAATCACTGAAATGGTTGAGCAAGATGGCATGGCCGTCTCAGATGATATTACCAGTGAGTGCCAGCAATTAACGGGTAAACAGGTCGATATTAGTCGTGATAATCAGCAGCTACTCAATAGTTTGCAACGACAAACCTTTAAGTCGATTGACAACGTGATTAATCAATCTTTAGTATCCCGTAATATTCAAGATAATGCGGCATTGCGGTCGTTTCAAAAGATTCTCACACAATCCACCATAGAAACCTTGTCAGGTCTTAAAACACATGATAGAGCTATTTCAGATAGCGTTTATAAGCTGGTCAATTCAGGATTGCCCACCAATCTTGTCGATAAAGCAGGCCATCAATGGTCACTTGAAGGATATTCTCGCATGGTGTTGCAAACAACAGCTCACCGAACCTATAACGATACACGCATGAATGGCATGGATCACTACGGTGTAACACTTGCATTGATGAGTAGCCACCCAGCATCCCGTGAGGCCTGCGCACCGATTCAAGGACATGTGATCAATCAAGTACCAAACAGCGACCCGCGTTATAACCCTAAGTACGATTCGCTATATAATCATGGCTATGGCACGCCAGCTGGTACTGAGGGTATTAACTGCCGGCATATCCTATACCCATTTGTTGAAGGCGTCAGCACCAATACGCTGCCTAAACCACCTGATCCCGATGAGGCTATTGAGAATGGTAAACAACAGCAACGACAACGGTTACTTGAACGAACAATCCGGAAGGATAAACAACTGCTTAAAGCGGCTGAAGAGTTAGGCGACTCTCATGGTGTTGCTCATTACAGAGGGATGCTAGCTAACCACCGTAAGGCGTTACGTGATCATATTGCATCCCACGAGTTTCTCCATCGTGATTACAGTCGTGAGAAGATATTTGATAAAACACCGAATGCTAAGCGGGCGACAGCAAGCGTTCGGTCAAGTATTGATAGGCGCTATGATAAGGCTAAGGCGGTATTGGGCAAGCATGCGCCATCTTATGATGAGTATCGTGAAATCATTAAGAATCCAAATAAGGTCGGGGCACTTCAAAATGATCTGAGTGTGATTAAATATATTAACCGGCCAAGCAATGAGGAGTTGTACAATGATAAACAGCGTAAAATTGCAATTGAGGCTTACTTTAGTTTCAAAAAAGACGGTGTATTAATGTCAGACCATGCGATTAGTCGGTATACGGGTCGAATGCGCAGAAACACAACGAATCCAAACGCTAAGGCCAGTCAAAAACGTAAAAATGGACAGTTTCAGTTCAACTATCAGTCGATTTTAAAATTGGCCAAAACAGAACCCAATTATGTAGATGTTGAGAATGGTAGACTGATTCATTTTCGTGGTAAAATGGCCATAATAGAAGAAAAGGATAGGTCTAAGGTCGTTACAATGATGCCACGATCACGTCCTAAAAAATATGCCGAAGAAGTACAGCCTGATGGTTCAATCAAGCGAAAGGGGTGGAAGCCAATTGAAAGCGTCTGAGAAGGAAATGATGACTTATTTACATGATGCGATTACCGAAAACATTAGCCTGCGTGACTTTTCATACGATATCGGCGTCTACCTGCTGGATGTTGACCAGCTTGCAAAAGACAATCCAGAATTAGAAGATTATTTACAAGATGTGATGCCGGAGTATGCTGAAACCTACCGTAATGATGCAATGTTCTTGCCGGGGTTAAAGAAGATTTATGAACATGCGAAGACTTTGGTGGTAGAGGAGTGATTTCAATTGGCAAAAGATGATTATTACGTGTTAGTTTATAAGATTCTTGCCTATTTATATAATCAGCTAAAATCAGGGGATGAAGTGGACCTGGGCAAGCTAACGCCAGAATGGCTAGGTATTAACGAGACCTACTTTGAGTATATCTTTGATACTTTGTCTAATGAGCAGCTGATACAAGATGAAGCGTATGAGGTTTCTATGGCCGGCAAGCGGTTAGCGCCTGGCATTATGATTAGTCCTAAAGGCATTTCGTTTTTACACGAAAATAGCACGATCAGCAAAGTTCAACGTTCGATTAAAGGCATTTCGGACGTCATTGGGAATATTAATCCATTGTAACCACCTGCAATATTGTAGGTGGTTTTATTTTGAGGTGAAATCATGAAGGAAGAAATAATAACTGTGTTAGGTACTAATTATCATTTAAAGATTGGGGTAGCTGAAGCTGATGATCCACGTTTGAAATCTTGTGATGGTCTTACTGACAATTCAGTTAAAGAAATTGTTGTCGGTAAGTTCGTTCCGGACGAACAATCTGTTGGTGATTTGGAAGAATATACACGTAAAGTGATTCGGCATGAGTTAATTCATGCCTTTTTATATGAATCTGGCTTGGATTGTAACAGTGATTGGGCTAGGAATGAGGAAATTATTGACTGGATTGCAATCCAATTTCCTAAGTTAAAAGATTTGTTTATCTATAATCATGTAGAAAATTAGTATTTCGACCTCAGCATGTCGTAAAACTGTTTTTTATAATGCACTCAATTCGCGCGGCCGTACCGCGTAATAAATAACGTTAGGAGCGAGTAAGCATGAAACGTGAATTTTTGAAGGGTTTGGATTTAGCAGATGATGTCATTGACAAAATCATGGCCCAAAATGGTAGTGATATTAATGGCATTAAAGACCAGGTGGCATCCCTTACACAGGAAAACGAGAGCTTAAAGGGTCAAGTATCGGATCGTGATGGTGAGATTAAGAAGCTTGGTGAACAAGCCGGTAATAGTCAAAAGTTAACCGATCAGATTTCAGAATTACAAAAAGCAATTGAAGATAAGGATAAAACGGCTGCTGCTAACTTGCTACAAGTGAGACAAGATAATGCTGTTCAAAATTATTTGAAGGACGCTGGCGTTCGGGATGTGAAAGCCGTTTTGCCGTTTATCGATCCAGAACTGGTCAAGTTTGATGGGGATAAAAATGAACTTGCAGGACTTAGTGAACAGATCGATAAAATTAAGCAAGATCATGATTATCTGTTTGAATCAGATGATGGTGGCCAATCGAAATCTGCTATTACCATTACTAAAAAAGGTAATGCTGACGGTAGTGGTGGTACTGATATTCCGGACCTTTCTAAAATGAGCTATGGGGAAGCGGCCAAACTAAAGGCCAATCAACCAGAAGTTTATCAACAAGCAATGGACAATCTATCATAGGGGGAATAACACATGGATGATGAAACAACAGTTTTAGAAAACCTAATCGATCCGCAAATTATGACAGCGCAAATTTCTGCAAAGTTACCAAAAGCAATTCGATTCGCGCCATTAGCACCAATCGATGATGAATTAACAAATCGCCCAGGCGATACAGTTACTGTTCCACGTTACAAATATATTGGGTGGTCCCCTGTCAATAAAATAGACAATTTAAATAGAGACTTTTTTGTCCTATGCCACGACTAAATTTTGAATTTGAGTTTGATACTCATCTTCAA